CCATCATTGTAGATTCTTTAATAAAAGATCTTCCACAAAAATCACAATGATATTTTTTTTCGCTCAAGTAATCTCTCCTTGCTTCAGCGGCCAACCTAACAAGTTCTTCATTCATTTCAATTCTGCTTTTATTTGTTTATCTTCCCAACCCAGTTCTACTAACTGCTCTTTTAATTCTTTCTTTGTAACAATGCTTGCCAACAACTGTACTTCATCTTCTTTCATATTAGGATATATTTTTCTTATAATTTTATCAAATCCTGTTTTACTGCTTTTGGCCTTTTTCTTATGTGGTATCCATTCATGAAACTTTTGTCCCATTCCTGGACTAATTGTTGTTAGCAACAACCAATGTAGTTTAGGGTGTTTAGTTGAACTTACATCAAAAAAGTTTTTATTGGTACGTTCATTTGTAGATCTAAGATACCAAGTCTGTAACAAACTATCTGCTTTTACACTACTAGCATATCTGTTATATAAGAAAGGACTAAAGGCTTTCTTTTCTTCATCTGAAAGCCTATCCCAAAATTTTCTATCTTTTTTATCTAGTGCCGGAAGCACTTTGTTTAATGGTAAGTTCATCCCCATACTTTTCCTACATCTACTATTTCATTATTTCTTGTAACTTCTTTAACGAAATAGGCACACTTTGGTTTAGGACCATTGTTTAACGGAACTGCTAACATTTGTCCTTGTTTCATCTTAGGAAAAAACCATCTTACTTCTTGATACACATCAACAATTTCTACATCACGAAACTCTGGCTTATAATCACTTAATGGATTAAATGTAAATGCTTTAAATCCTCTGTCATTAATACTTGTTAAACTAAGCACTTCTAAATCTCCGTGATCTGGTTCTCCAATTAGCATACACCAATCTAAAGGCATTTTAATTGTATCTTCTCCAATTTTCAATACAAGAGCAGGACTATTAAAACTTTCTAAAAATATTAAAGGAATAAAAAAATAGTCTGGGTCTTCTGGATTTGAATTATCTAATACAGCAAATCTCAAATCATCTACTTCGTCTGGTACGTCTGTCATTGGAAAACAAACATTGTCTAGTGTTAATATTTGGCTCATTTTGTTCCTTTTAATTTTTTACATAATAGCATCTTTATTTCTCCCAGTCAACTTTTTCCAACTGGAATGGATAATTTGCTTCTCGATAAAATGCTTTTCTTTTTGTTAAATGTCTTTTGGCAAATTTACAAGTACTGGTTATGTCCCATACTTGTACAAAATCTTTATCCTCTGCTTTTCTAATACCTCGTCCTATCGACTGTATAACTCTAACAAAAGATTTGCCTGGCTCAATAAGGACCAGGTTAAAAATACGTGGAATATTAATACCAACAGCGGCCACGCCGTAAGTAGCAACAATAATTTTTCCATCAGCAACTTTAACTTCGTCATAGTGTTCTTTCCTATCATCTGACTTTGTAGCACCAGATATAAACACTGCTTTGTCTCCTAAGCGTTCAACAAGTTCGTTACCAGCACTAATTCTATCTACAAGAATAAGTGTATTGCCAGATTCGTTTATCTTTGTACACAACTTAGAAATGTAATCTAATCTTTTCTTGTTTGTAAGCAGATATTTTAGTTCTTGTTGATAACCGCCATAGTCTCCAAAATCTTGTAACTGTACAACGTTAACATTACAATTAGCAAGTACACCTCTGTCTTGTAAATCACTTGCTTGAATCCTTGCTGTTACATCACCCAAACTTACCAAAAGACTCATCCATTCAAAGTCTTCTTTTGGTATTGTACCTGTTAACCCCCACCTTATAGGAATATGTGACATAACACCTGTTAGTAATTGTTTAAGTACATCAGCCTTTGCCATATGTACTTCGTCTACCATAATACAAACAACATCTTCTAAAAACTCAGCAATACTGATTGGTGCTACTTGGTTCTTTGTATTCTTTAGTAGAATGTTTAAACTTTGCCATGTACAAATAGTATGTTTGTGACCAAACTCTTTTCTATCACCAAAGTACACGCCAACATCAAGACCCATGTTAATATAGTCTTCTTCTGTTTGTGTAACAAGTGACTTGTTAGGCACAATAACTATACTTCTACCATATGGTTCTACCTTATGACTTAGTACCGCTGTTATAAGAGTTTTACCTGCTCCTGTGGCAATTTCTTGTATGCTTTGTGGATTCTCTAAAAACTTGTTTATAGTTTCTACTTGATAATCTCTTAACATGATAGGAGTGCCAGCAACAGGATGTCCTTCAGGCCATGTTATGTTACTATAGGTATCTTCATGTACTGTTTCGAAATTAAACTTTGTAGAATATTCACGTTGATCATTCAGTTCTATATCATAACCCATTTCTTCTAAAGCAGGTAATACTTTAGGTAACAGATTAATAAAAGTTGAACCGCCTAATTGAAAAAATCCTATCTTGCCGTCCCACCTACCTAATCTTACTGCTGGTAGATATCTAGCATAAGGAACTTCATACTTAAACATATTGCTAAGTTTACGCCTAGCATTTAAGTCTAAGTTTTCAATTTTAACGTTTACTTCGTCTTTGATGTTTAATATACACTTAGGCACTAAAACGGAATCTCCTCATCAATAGGAGGTAGTGTGATTACTTTCTTAGCACCAAATACATTTCTTTCAGAATACATTCCAAATCCTATCATAACATCTGGAGTAAAATCAAATGTGTTATTATTTAACCTACTCATTCTATCAGTGATTACAATTCTTGTGATGCCTGTAGCAACATGATAATCACTTACATTGTTCAAAGCAGTATTCTTAGCATTGACTACAAACTGACTAGGTTCATAGCCTCTACTAATAAAAATCTTTCTAATGTCTTTGACTTCTAAAATATTTTTTGGACTATGACTACTCAATCCAATAGCAATATTTTTAAAGCCAATATCAAAACAGTTAAACACTGCCTCTTTAAGTGTACAGTCTAACTTCATCTTTCGACTTGTTAAAATTTCTTTTTGTACACTATTATAATTATAGTAGTTTAGGACCTCGTTGTCAAGTTTTATCGCCAATTCGGTACACTTTTTTACTTTTTCTATATCAGAAAGATGGGCAACTTTTGTATTCCAAAAAGTAACTAGTTCTTCAGGAGCATTTTTAAGAACTATCTGCCCATCTTTCATTGAAGCATGAATACTGTATTTGGATTTGTTATCCAAAATCTTTTTGTAACTTTTATACTCTTGCTCCATTTTTTCACCTACAGTGAATCCAACTTCTTTTGCCCAATTATACAAATGTATAAAGTTAGGTTCTAATTTTTCAAACTTCCAAAACTTTAATTGTGGATTCCATTGACTGTGAATGCCTTCGTCAATTAGAATACCATCTCTAATTTTTTGGTGTAATTCTCTAATCTTATCTTGTTCATATGGAAACCGTATATAGATACTGTTCTCATCTACCTCAACTGACTTTGTTCTATCAACTTCTCTTAATGGTGTTTTCCATACTGGATTTTCTACAATGGGTTCAACAGCCAATCCCATCTTTTTAAACTGCCGTCTATATTTTTGTGTAAGTTTGACAGCAAGGTTTCTTTGTAATTCTGTAAGTCCTTGTCCATTGTTAATAAAGTATATGGCATTATGAACAAAACTAACATCATACCTTGCTAGTTTTACAGACGATTGCCATTTGTCTACAGGTGGCCTTTTACTACCGTCCATAATTTCTAAGCAATACTCTATTGTTTCTGGAACTATTAACATCGTATCTTCCTGTTAAAAAAGGTAGAGTAGTGTGGAAACTACTCTACCAAGTGTGCCTGGTTAAGGAGCAACTAAACCCGTTTCATACAGGTTGAGACAGCCAGGCTCTGCCACTTCTCAGATATCTTTTTAAGATCACCAACCTTAAGGGCAGTTCTCAAAGACATCTCTCGAAGACGGTTTTTATTAGCATAGATAAAGTCCAGGATCTCCTGTTCATCTTCTTTGCTAAAGTTATACCCTTTAAACAAATCACCTTTGTCAGCAATCTGTTTAATTCGAAGAAACTTGTCTCTCATTGTATCGAGAGTCAAGTCCAAATAGTGACAACGTGACATAAGTGCCTCAAGGTGATCTTGAAGTT